GCTGCGACGTCGATCCGATGTTGTCAGGGTGCGAAGCCTTGATCTCGAGCTTGCGGTGCGTGCCTTCGAGCGCGTCGACGTAGTAGCCGTGCGACGCGGTCGTGAGGTGGCAGTCGAGCGTGCCGGTGATCGACGGCAGCTGCGACCTGACCGGCTTCGCTTTCTTGCTGTCGCCGTCCAGATATTGGATGTCGGTTTTCATGCCCAGGTCGCCCTCGATCGAGAAGCCTGTGACCGCGGCGAAGTCGGTGCTGTCGATCTCGATCTCGAAATCGGGCCACGCGAACGGCGCGACCCCCGCCTGTGTCAGCGCGGTCAAAGCGACCGTGCGGTCTTCGCCAGCGGAATCGAACTTGACGTTCACCATCGGGTCGTCGCCCGCCGCGCAGCTGAACGAGAAGCCGGTGGGGACGCACCCGACGTAAGTCGCCGTCCTGGACGTGCCATCCACCTGTTTGCGCGCCACCTGAATCGAGAAGCTCTGAGTGGGGCCGGTGTCGTCTGTCGAGTAGGTCGCGGTGTGCGCCCCGGACGCGCCCGCGGTCGCGGCCGTCGCCTGCGTGCCCAACAGGTCATGGAACAGCGCGCCCATATGCCGCACCCACCAGCACGACTCGATCGACCCGGTGGCGCCGATCTCGATCGTGCGATGCTGCACAGACAGCACCCCCTGCCTGTTCGGGCGAAAACCGACATTCTCACGGAATTCCAGATCGACAGCCCAATCATCGGACTTCGCCTCAACGAGCTTGGTCGGCACCACACCGGTGCCGTAGGTGCTTTCTTTGCCGATGCCGATGTACTGGTCGAATATGCTCATGATGACTGGCCCTCCCGGGTGCACAACAGCGCGGCCGCCCCAACGGAGCGTCCGTCCGTTCCAAGTGATGGCAGACGGCACATCAACCCTCCTAGATAAGAGCGTAGGCGCATTGGACGATGAAGGTGTACTGCGCGTGCGGGGCGTTGCCTTGTTCGTCGAGCGCCAGCGCCCTGTCCGACGCGCGAATCTTGAGCGCCCACCCGCCGGCCGCGGTCGACGGGATCCGGGTCGTGCCCAGCGTCCTGAACCCGGTGGCGGACAGCCCGGATTCGTGCCCGATCCGCTCGATGGTCACAGACCCCTCGCGGCGGCTGTGATGCCACGACCGCCACCTCCGCGGCGACGTGTCAACCGACGGCGAAAAAAACCCGTTCATCACCCACGACGCCGACGTGTTCAAACTGGTGACGCGGGCCTGGATCCGCAGCCACGCGAGCTCCGGCGCCGCCAACCGCGACCCGCTGACAGGCAAAGCATGATCCGAGGCGGAATAGGCGAACGATCCGCTGGTGACTGTCAGCGTGCGCACCGCAGTCCGATATTCCGGCCACAGGTCGCTGAAGGCGTGGCAGCGCAAACCATAATTTTCGGTTTGGTCGTCCTTGTCGCTCGCGCGGAAGGTGGGGATCAGGTCGCCGGCCGCCCACAGATCGGCGCTGTCCGCCTCAGCCAGCGCGACGGTCTCGGCCATATCAGCCGATCACCGCGTACGCGACCTGCACAACGAACGTGTAGGACTGGTTGGGGGCTGGGCCGTCCTGCCCCAGCGACAGCACCCGCGTGGACGGGACGATGGTGAGCCCCCACCCGCCCGCAGCCGAGCCCGGCACCCGATTCGACCCCAGACTGAACTCGTCGGTCAGGTCAGCGGACGATTCGTTGCCGACCCGCTCGTTCGCCGACCCCAACTCGCGCCCGTACCACCAGGATCGGCTCGAGGATGTCGCGGCGTTGGCGTCGTTGCGGCCGCGCCATTGGCCGCGCAGGTACCAGGTCGTCGACCCGGACGTGACCTGCGAATGGGTGACAACCCAGATCAGCTTCGGCGCCGCGAACCGCGACGACGCGACTGACAGCGTGCGGCTGGACTCCGCGGTCGCCAACGCCCCCGACGAAATCTCCAACGTCAGCTGAGAGTTGCGGTATTCGGGCCGCAAATCTGAGATCGACTGCGCGGACAGGCCGTAATTTTCGCTGGCGTCGTCTTTGTCCGCGGGGCGGAACACTGGCACCAGGTCGTCAGCGGCGAGGGTGTCAGTGCTGTCCGTGACGGGCAGCGAAACATCAGTCATGATCCAGTCTCCAGTTTAGACGGTGACCGCGCCGACGAGCGCGACCACGGAGTAGCTGCCATGCGGGGGCGTGCCCCGCTGATCCAGCCGCAGCGTCGACGTCCCGGTGTGATAGTCCATGTTCCAGCCGTTTGCGCCGTCCAGGATGGTCGACCCGACGCGGATGTCGCCGTCGGTGGTGCGGGTGGTGTGCCCGACCCGGGTGTCGTCGCCGGAACCCGCGACGTGCACCTGAAACCAGCCGCCGCGGGTGTTGCCGACCGTCGGGATGAACACGGCGCCCCATGTGTGGATCGACCAGTCTGCGTCCGCGCCGAACCCGGTCTGCCTCCAGCGCGAATACCAGTCCAACCGGACGGGCCGCGGGTTGGCCAGCGGGCCCGAATCCCACGAGATGGCCCACGTCGCGTCCGTGCCGGTCGTCGCGGTCAAAGTGGTCGACAGGAACCGGTGCTCGGGCATCAGATGCGCGAACGACTGCGCCCGAACACCGAAATTGGCTGCCGCGTCAGCGGCGTCGCCCGGCCGGAGGGCGATCAGCAGATCTGTGTCGTCGATCTGATCCGACGAGTCCGCCGCAGGGATCGTGATGGGCATCAGATCAGGCGGCCCACTCGAGGCGTTCGCCGGCCCAGACCAGATGCTCGCCCGTCCACGCCAGAGCGCGCGCGTCGGCGGGGGCGGTATCGATCCGCACGAACAGGCCGTTCCACTTCAACCGGCGGCCGGCGATAGTGATCGTGCCGACGGGCGGGGGATCGACGGGCGTGATCGCCGCCGTCGTTCCGGCGCCGGATGTCCACAGCCACCACCAGCTGCGCGTCATAGCGTGACCTTGATGAACGACGCCGCGGTCGAAGTGCCGCGGACGCGCCTGCACAGCACAGGCACCCCCGCGAGCTCGAACACAGGGAATTGCGACGCGGTGACAGTGAGCGTGAAATCGTCGCTGCCGGCTGCCAGCGGTGTGCAGACCAGCGTGCCGGCGGCGCCGTTGCCCTGCACCAAAAATCCGGTGTCCTCAAAGTCGGTGCCGGACGTAATCGTCACGACCTTGGCGCCGCGGACAGGCCCAACCGGGCCCACAACCGTCGAATAGTCCAAGCTCACGTGAAGACCCTGGCCCGCGCAACATGAATGGTCGGGCGGCAGAACGGCGCGAGCAGCTGCGCAACGTCGCGGTCGACGCGCGAGACGTAGGCCCCCTCCCCCGCGATCGTGGTCAACCCCAGCGGCGAGTCTAGCCGCTTGAAAAGCCGGGCGGCGGTCATGATCGTCGCGTGCTCGACCGGGGCGGGCACCTCAGCCCATCCCCACGTCCCGGCGACTGTCACTGTTCCGCCCGCGGGCCAGGCCTGGCCGTCGGTGCGGAGCAGGCCGCTCGCCGGCCGGCCCCGCGACGCGGGAACAGCCGCCGAAAAGGCATCGGCAGCCACCGCAACGCCGCCGGCCGTCACCCCCGAGATCGTCTGCCAGTCGCCCACGTCCAGCCAAACCGGGTCCTCAACAGCGAAGTCGCGGGATTCGGTCGTCTCGTCGAAGGCGCGGTCGCAATGCTCGTCGATCATCGACTCGGCCGCGTCCAGCGCGGTGGTGAGCGTCGCTGTCCAGGTTTCGTCCTGCCACGACAGCGCCGCCGCGTCGTCGGGCACGCGCAACGCCAACCGCACCTTCTCCAACGTCGCGTACCGCGCCACCTCCGGTCAGGCCTTGATCTTGACCCACCGCAGCGCGCGATCGTCGCGGATCTGGCCGTCCATCCGAACAGCGCCAATGAACACGATCTGCTGATGATCGAACTTGAGGTGCATCGACGACAAGATGCTCACGCCGCGCACCTGTCGGATCATGTACCCGCGGCGGATGTCGCCGCACACGATCGCGATGTCATTGTCAGCGAGGCCGCCCGGCATCCGGGCGTTGTACGACACGGCGCGCCCGAGGATCATGTCGGGCGCGCCGGCCATGTACGACGGCGTGAGCAGCGGCCGCCCGTCCGAGTCCTTGAGATCGATCAAATGCCCGTAGACCTGGCTGTTCATCATCCACGAGACATTCCCCATCTCGATCATGTCGCTGTCGTGCGACCAGTAGGCCTTCGTCAGATCGGCGGCCGCGATCGTGTTCGCCGCGGCTGTAGTGTTCGTCCGCGCAGCGGTCGGCGTATGGATGATCCCCTTCGGCATCGAGCTCGCAGTCCCCGAAGTGAACCTGGTCTCGGTTTTCAACGCGATCACCCGCGCGATCTGCCCCACGATCAGACTGTTCAGATTGATCGCCGAGTCTTGCAGAATCTCGATCGAGTGATCGATCCGGCCCGTGTACTTGTACGCGTCGAGATCGACGGTGCCCACGGTTGGGTCTGTTGCGCCGACTTCGCCCGCCTCTGCCGTCTCCAGCGTCCCCGTCGGCGCAAAATTACTGGCCAGGAC